GAGTAGTATAAACGTAAGTATCCTCGAATGAACGGGGAATTTCGGGATACCTTACTGAAGTATATACTTGTCTTCCTACATTTGTTTTATAAGTTGGTATGTTATTATATCTTCTCATTATTCAAATATACTATCCCCATAACTTATACCCCTAGAAGAATCCGAAGAAAGATAAGTATTATTATAATTTTCTGTTCTACCATTAGTTAATTGAATGTATCTTTGATTTCCAAATGGGGTTTTACTATTAGGTTTAAATACTTGTTTTTCGGGTCTAAATTTGTGGATAGGAGTAAATGAGAATCCTGTAACTTTTACCATATGGGGTAATTCTTTAACTGTATTATCCGAGTTACCCTCATCATTAATTCCTATTTCCCATGGGGATTCCTGCGGTATATCTAAAGTTAAAGCAGTTATAAACCCAGGTAATTCATAACACCAACCTCCCATAGTTAATTGTACTAAAGGACCTCCCATATAACCCTTATTACTATAAGTAGGTGCCAAATTAGAAGCCAAAAAATTTAATTTTTTATATTGTTCTATAAGTTCTGGTTTTGATTGGGCTGCTACGGTAAATCCCATATTTATAGCTCTATTAAATGAATTGTACTTATAAAAACTTTCTCCCCTACCCATATATCTTTCCTCATTCCAGGAGGCATTATAATTATCGGAAAAACTATCTATAAAAGCTCTAAAATGTATAAATATTTTTTGACTAGGATTTTCTTTATCCAATGCAGCTATTCTAAATTTTACTAAATCATTTTTAGAAATTACTTTATCACTTTTAACAAAGGATGATTTATATAAAGGTTGAGCATTAATTTTATCTACGGGACCAATTAAATTTCCACTCTGGTCTCTTTTGCCTATAGTATAACTAATTTTATTACCTCTTTGTCCCGGAGAGGTTATTTCAACTCTAGAACCATTTTTGCCTTCATATGTTTTTATATCTGAACCTTCGGGAATATAAGAGGGAGATACACTAGTAATAGTAGAATATTTTTTTATGTTATTATCAGGTAAATTTTTTATAGGTGAAATAAGAGGTAATCTGAAATCTCTTATTTGGGTGTCAATAGTACTAAATGTGGAGTTAAATAAAAACCCATCATATGTTGTGGGGGCATTAATATTAACATTAAAATTATTAATTGAGGATAATTGGTTTTGAGTCCAAGCTAAGGTATTACCTCCAAAAATATCCAGATTATTAAAAATATTGGTTGCCTGAAAGGGGGTTAAATTTGAAAGACCTATAGGATTAGTACTAGTCCTTATATTAGTACTTCCAATTCCTAAAAAAGAATTAGGACCACCACTATAAGTTAATAAATTTTGTCCATTTTCAAAATTATTGATTGTAAAACCATCTAATTGTATTCTAGTACCATTAACTAATCCCTGGGTTAAATTAACTAACCTATTTAAATTCGTAGGTTGATCTGGTCTTACTTTTACTCCATATAAATTGGGATTTAATGAATATACCCCAGTTTCTTCAAAAGGATTTATTCCCTGTTTATTTACATGCAATCCTGCAAAACCTCCTAATGCTTGGGACAAAGTGGATAATGGCGTGTATACACCATCATTTAATGTTGGGCCACTAGTTTGCACTCTAGGGGCAGTTCTTGAAAGTAAATTTTGCTTAGCTACAAATAAAAATCCACTTGGTGATTTTAAACTTGTAAAGTATCTAGTTAACCTTGCAGTATCTATTCCTGCTCTAAGAGGTGCTCTTAGCCCTCCTCTTAAAAGAAAATCTTTATCTATAGATTGACCACTTGGGGTTTCATCAATAGGGGTTGTAATAAATGGTTGACCACTATCACCCCCACCAAATCTATCTTGACCAAATCTTAAAGATTTAAGGTTTGTTACTAGATTTACTAATGCCATTAAAATGATGCTCCTTCGGGTGCGCTATCTCTATATGTTGGAGGAGTTACTCCATTTAAATCTAAAATAGAAGGACTAGGTCTATTAGGTACATTAGGTGTACCGTTAATAGAATACTCATTATGTATTTTAGATTGTTTTTTATCCTCAATTACTGGAGTTGATCCATTTAATCCAGTATAAACCGATCCTTGTGTTCTTAATTTATCTATTAGTGCCATAATTATTATTTTATTATAAATATTGTGTTTTTAATTTATTCCCCTAAAATTTATATTATTTCTTTCTGCCAACATAGAAGTATCTAAGGATACTGACCTATTAGTTTCTAGGGCCATTACACTATCTTTTTGCAATTGAATTAATTTTTCTGTTTTTTCATTAAGATTTTGCATTAATCCCACTACACTGAGATTATCATCACGAGTTAGTTCTTGTTGATTAATAGGTCGAGGTGAAGGTATATTTCCCTGGGTTGGGATATTTTGAGAAGTTGAATCATCACTAAATGCACCCATATCTCTAGCAGCTATACCAGCATCTAAAGCTAAACTAGCTGCTGTACCTATACCTGGTATTAAACTAGCCGCCCCCGAAGCTACTTCTAATCCTGCTCCCGAAAAATCTCCCCTAGAAAGTCTTTCGGCAGCAAAGGCTAAACCTGCTATTAATCCTATTCCTGGGATTTTTTTAAGAATAGATTTACCAGCTGCTTTAGCAGCACTTTTGCCTACTACTTTACTTGATGATTTAACAAAAGTTTTAGCAGTAGCACTACCTGCTTTTACAGCAGATTGAGCTGCTGCCCCACTAACTACATTACCCGTAGCTTTCATAGTAGCAGTAGCTACTTTTTCTCCCCCCGGAATTAATGATTTAGCTCCCTTTTTAAATAAATCAGATTTAAATAATTTTGAAAATCCACCCGTAATACCACCCACGAGTTTTCCAATACCCCCAAATAATTTGAACATTAATCTTACTCCCTTAATTATGGGTCCACCTATAGCCAATGCTAATAAAGCTCCTCCTATTTTTCCACTATTTAAATTCATATTAGTTAAAAAACCATCTATTGTTTCAAAAACCTTAACTAGAGGACCTATAATTTTATCCGATAAATCTTCTATTAATTTATTTAGTTTTTCCTGCATTGAAATGTTTTGTGCCCTATTTACTAATTCTTCACTTCCCGTATCTTTAATTATATCCGATAGTTTTTCTCCATCCCTAATTCTTTTTTGTATAGCCTCAATTGCCTCCTGATCATTTTTAGCCGATAAAGAATTTAATGCCCCTTGTTGAACAAACATATCACCCATTTCTTCTCTACTCATCCCTAAAGCTTTTGCTATGGCTTCCTGTTGGATTCTATTCATATTAGAAAACTTTTCCTGAGTAATACCTTGTTTTGATATTTCATCAAGAACTCCCGCAGTATCATTATTTAAAGCTAATTGTCTAGCTCTTTCTAAATTTAATTCTCTACCAGTTAAAAGTTCTGCTTCTAGTTCAGCTGCAATGGAGGATTCAAAATCTAATAATCCTGCACTAATTTGTTCTCCTTGTGCTAAATTTAATCCTAATTTCCTAGCAGAAAAAGCAGCTTTATTTAAACTAATACCCTGTGCTGTTAAGGATAATTTAGTAGCATTACTAGTATTATTAATATCAGCAAATATTTCTTTTTGGTTAATAGCGGAACCCTCTAAAAGATTTAGCACTTTAGTAGTACCCATAGCTTCTTCGGAAAATTCTTTAAAACTTTGTCCCGTTGCTAGTGTGAATTGAGCCAGTCCCGCAGCTGCATCCTTGGCTATACCCACTCTTTCAGTTAAAATACCAAAAGTTGAATTTGTTTCACTAGTAAATCGTGCATTAGTTCCTAAAAGACCACCTAATTCAACCTGGGATTTTATTAAATCTCTAGAAGATTGTAATAATTCTCTATTTTGTTGGGCTGATTTGGCAAATTCTACTTGTAATCCAGCTGCTGAGGTTTTACTAACCATTAGTTGATTAGATAAATCAACTGAGGCCTGATCAATAGAAGTAATAGCCTTAATTATTTGAGTACCTATAAAAACTTGAGCAGCTTTAGCTGATAGCTTAATGTATTCTGTGAATCCGGCTGTTAGAGATTTGAAAAATCCCCGAGAATCTGCCATATTTTTAGAAAATTCATCTGATGCAGTAACAAGATTAGATAATAACTTATTAAGCACTGGAACACTGCTTACTATATCAGCAATACCCTTAAAAGGGTTTTTACGTGCAATTTCCTCGGCAGTTTCTTTAATTTCATTAAAGCCCTGTTCTATATCACCCGTAAATGATTTAGCATCCGAAAGCAACTCATCTACTCTTTCTAATATTTTTTGTTCTTCTTCAGTGGCATTTTTAGTTCTGGATCTTAAAACTCTAATTTTTGATTCTAAATTAGCTCTACTTTTATTTAATTTAGCAGCATCCCTAGAAAGTTTATTAATAGATGCCCTATCCTTAATTGTTTCTTTATCAGTTTGAGCTAACTCTTTTGCACTTTTTTCTAAATCCTTAGTTAATTCGGCCGCAATCTTAAATGTATTTTTAAAATCTACGGAATCTCTAGATATTTTTTTTATTTCCTGAGCTATATCCCTAAACGATGATTCCGCACCTGATGCTAAATCATTAATATCATCAAATCCGTCTTTTAAATTATTTAAATCATCCTTTAGAGCCATAAAAAATCAGTTTATTATAAATATTAAAAAATAAACTATTTATAAGATGTTTTAGGTTTGACAGATTTAAGAAAATTAGGAGGAGTAATTTTTCTATTTTCTTGTTTTACTTTATTTTTATTAGCAGGATCAACCCAACTTTTTTCTGCTTTACTTTGTGAATCATTGGCTTTTTCATAATGCTCTAATATTTTATTAAAAGTAAAATTTCTTAGCCAAATGGGCATATTATAAATATCACCCCAGGAGTAACCACCTTTACCATGAAATACAATTTCATGAATGGTACCAAAAAGCTGTTCTCTATATTCAGGCGTCAGGCCAAAAAAAGTTAAGCCCTATGGGCATATCAACGACCTCCTCTTCGCCATCTGATGTGTTTAAAATAACCTTCATATCTAAGTCGGGAGATACTTCTTGATAATACTTTCTAAACTCCCTAGCATCCTTAGCTAATAAATAATTATTTACAAATTCTCTTATGTTTTTTTTCTCCTTATCCCCATTAATAGAAGTAATTAAATGGGAAAATCTAGTAGTAACTTCATTAGATCCTTCCCTATTTATTTTTTTCATTCCCTTAATATCTTTATCTATTCTTTTTTCATCACCATGAGTTAAAATTTTAAAAGTAACTACATTTTCTGTATGTGGTAATGTATAGGAAAATTCATTATTTCCCTGCTCATATAAAGACTCATCTAAAGGTTTTGGTTCTAATAAAGATAAATCTACATTTTGTTTTTCTCCCTCATAGGTAAATTCATAATCTTTACCATATGATAAAATTCTTGCAGCTATCATAATAGCATTTTTATCCCCTATTATTAAATCATCAAAATTAATTTTAGTAATTATTAAGGATTTTAATAATTTATCTATTACTGTACCATTTTTAATATAATTCTGATTAGTTAAAATATCTTCTTCCTTAGCGGTCATATATTTTAATTCTATTTTTCCACTTGATAGTGGGTTTTCTTTTGGGTATAATAAACCTTTTGATGGAAGCTCTATTTCTTCCGTAGGTAATTTAAATTCTGCCATAATCTTAATTTATAAAACTTTATTATAAATACTAATATAAAAAAGGAGCTTGACATAGCCAAGCTCCCTTCAGGTTGTGGTGTGGAAAAATTTTTAAAAATTTAATACAGCATAGTCAATTGATAGTGTTAATTCAATTTGTTGAGCTTCGTTTTCAGTATCCCAACTAAAATCCCCAAACTCAGCGTTATTAATAAATGCTCCTTTTAATATCCATTCTGAGACAATATCTCCTACCGGACCTAAAACATCTATTGTTAAATCTTTTTTATAAAAATCAGAATAACCATCTCTACCAGTAACTGATTCATGGTGTAATCTTACCCATTCCATTACTGCTTGTGCACCTGAAGGTGTAATTGGATCAAATAATGTCATAGAAATATCCTGCCATCTTGATTTACCCTTAACTTTTCTTTCAACGTTAATGTGATTTAAAGTAACTACTCCTTGTTCTAGTACTACAGCACCTACTCCTTTAATTTGGTAAGATGGAATCCCGTCTACGTATAGGATAAACCTATTCTTTTGTTTGGGTTCAAACGCTGTAAAAAATATTTCATTGGGATCTAATACTGCCATGTTTTATTGTTTATTTCTTATTATAAATATCT